TATTTTCTCTATTTAACTGGTACTAAATTTATACTAGCCCCACTATAGTATCAATTGTCACAATAGGAGCCTCAGCAATTCTATACGTGATAGTGTAAAGCCCATTTGTAAGCCATACATCTCCTACTGCAGCAAAGGAAGAACCCCAAGCATCACATACGATTGAATTGGTTAATGATGTACCAAAATCAACTGTTATACTAGTTGTTTTTTTGTATGTATTTCCACCGTTTACAGTGAATCTGACTGCGTTAGCATATGTGTAATAGCAGTTGAATACGCCAGTGAATTTAGCAGAAACAACAATCGCATTAGAAGGCAAAACAGGAATATCCCATGTCACGTTTTCACGATTGTGTCCACTTCCAGCAATATGGATTTTAGGCATTGTGGCTTCAGCGGTTACTGTATATTCCTGTGCCATAGTATTATGCTACTGACCAGGTACCGTGTGCATTCTTCACGAACACCTTGATGATCTTCTCACCATCACCACTTGAAGCATCTTCAAGGTCTTTACCGTAAATCTTACAAGTAATAGCAGCACTAGCTTTAAATGTACCTGTTGCAGTCATGTTAGTAGACCCATTTGCAGTTCCGATTAATGTACCAGCATCATGCAATGATGATTTAGATGGCACAACCTTAATCTTATATTCTGTGAATGCAACATCTGAAGTGAAGCTGAATGTAGCCACGTTTTTAGGTGCTGTCTTAGAGATTCTTGAGACGTCTGGTCCGATGATAGTAACCGCTGGAACTGATGTGTCTAATGTAATGGTAGCAGATGCAGCAGCAGTCTCATTGCAGACATCATCACGTACTTTTACGTATACAGTCTTGAGTCCGTCGCCTGTTGGAAGTGCAATACTTTTTGTTGACGCAAAAGTCTCCCATGAAGCACTATCTTCAGATGATGCTCCATCAATCCCCCAAATTTTCATCTGATATCCTGATGTGGATGTATCAGATACTGAGATGCTTAAAGTAACATTCTTAGATGTAGTGTATTGTGATCCATTGTTTAGTTTGACAGTCAGTCCCTGGGGAGCGAGTGTATCTAATACAAGATTAAAATAACTTGCCATGTTTATCCCTCCGCTTTAATGCATCTATTTTCTAATTTACGGTAGGCATCAAAGTATAATTCTTTTTTGTCTCCATTATAAGTCACTTCAAAATACATACCGTCTGGCAAAGTAGTTGACAAAAGAGCCTTGTTATTCTGAAGTGTCTTGCATACCCACACAACATATACATCATAACCCTGTGGATTTTCTAGATGTTCTTCTGTATATCTTCTTACTTCTTCAGTTGCAATCCTTAAAAATTCGTCATTACCCATGATTATTTCTCCTTGTTAATAGCATTTTCAGCCACTTCTAAACCTTTTGTAAGTACGGATGGTACGTTATCCCCTGCTTCAACGAAATTTTCAAGAATACTGCGTAACTCATTGATAATGAGAGATGCCAAAGTAAACCACCCAATATAGGCAGTAACCGCCAAGTCAATGCCTATAGTCTTTCCAATTTCAATGAAGATAGCAGAAGCCAAGAATGCAACTAAAACCATTAACCAGTAGCCTAGTTTCTTCCAGACACCCTTAACTCCCTTTGCACTGTTGTCTTTTCCTGTCAGTCTTGATTTTCTAACTCCTGTAATATAATCAATGATATTTAATGTTAAAAAGCCTACGAATAAAAACCAGTGCGTACCTAATGCAGCGGTTAACACTGCTACAATAGTGCCCCCTACTGCATTAAGAGTGTCCATATATTTTAGCGATGTGTCGTATAATTTCATTTTATTACCTCTTTATTTACATATTTTCTGCAATGATCCATGCATCTAGCTGAATTTGAGTGATATTTGAATAACTCTGATAATTGTTGTGAGCAGAGTTACACTGCTTGATCTGCATATATAGCTCATTGCTGTTGTTTACATTGAATTTGACAGGAACGTCGAAGAATCCACCGTTTGCTTGTATGATTGCATTGGCATCCGTATACCCCATATTAGGGGCCCTCCAAGGGAAAGCATCACCAATACGAGGACTATACAATTTAAATCCATTTGCTCCATTGGAGTTAAGATTCTTAACCGATGAATTAAACATAATACGATATATATTTATATCGCCTAGAGACTGCCCGTACATAGTTCCAGTAAATGTACCTCCATTTAAACTTACGCTCAACTGTCTCTTATCCATGGCACTGCTACCTGTACCTAGAATATACCCCTTTAGATACTCGGCAATGTTTTCTAGCCCCCAATCATTCGGATGGATTCCATCCGAACTCATCATATTTTCAAAAGACAGAATGTTCTCAGCACCTGGAACTAGCATAAAAGGCTGATTTGTATAGCATGCTTTTGATATGTATGCAGGCATCAATTTATATCTTAATGCAAATTGGTTATTTCTGTTTTTGAACGCGACTCCAAAAGGTGCAAAATGAACAACTGCATTTGGATATGTACTCTGTACATATGATATCACCGTATCGATGTTGGATTTAACAGTGTCTGCTTTATCTCCATATGCCAGTTCGTTATAGCCACCACCAATCAGCACATCTGTTACCATCTTTTTATTGCTCACCTGAACACCTTTAAGAAGAGTCAGATAGTTATTGGATGGATTAGAAAAGGATGCACCACCTTTATGATTGATATAGATGTTATCTGCAGTAAAGTGACAATTAACTAACTTACTTTTAAGTCTGTCGCACCATCCTGTGGTATTTCCATCAGGAGTATAACCATCTCCATAACTGTCACCAATAAAAATCAGTTTTCTTTTGCTTCTGTCTTCTAGATTCATCTTAGTTCCTACCACCCTTTTTCCATCTCCTGAATAGGCAATCAACCCTTCTTCAATGTTATCATCAGTTACTGTACTGTCTGATATATCAATCAATGTATTGCCGTTATATATGACCTTATTGATGCTCATATAACCACTCCTATGCGATTGTTACTGTAGTTCCTCCAGCTGAATTTTCAGATTCAGCGTAAGGAATCGGATTAACAGTAACCTGTGATAAATAGTTATATCCTGTATCAGGCATGATTGTCTGTGTAGTAGTGCTTGGTGTCACTGTCTTCTGCTGAGGTTTAGCACCTTCTGTGCCCGACATAGTACCTTTGATACCTAGAATAGTCACCCCATCACGGATATTGGTAGGAATGATCTTAGCCTGTTCAGCAGTTGCAATCTGAACATTTCCAGAGCCATCATGGAAGCCCTGTGGAATCGTGTATACCTGTGCCTTTGTTGTAATGCTTCCTTTAACGGAACCATTGTTCTTCATAGTACCGGTCAACTTGGTTCCTCTTGCATATGCAGTCTTTCCAGCAAGCATTTCAGCAACTGCTACAGTCGCATCGCTTGAATCCACATCGAATGCACAAGTACCTGTGACTGTGGCACCTGTCTTATCATGAAATGTTAGATCCTTCAACACTTTGTCTGCTGTCGCCGTATCACCTGTCAAGTCGATTAATGTCTTGCCACCATAGACGACCTTATTTATATGTTTAATTTCTGCCATGTTATAATTCCTTTCCTATATAAACTGTATTTCCACCTTCATCGTTTGATGTCTCGAAGAAGGGGATTGCGCTAATAACCACATCTTTTTTCATTAGCTTATCTTTAGTGTCAAGCTGTTGCCTTTTTACTGCTGGAACAACCTCATACTCTCCTAAATAAGCATCATAACTTTTGTCAACTTCAAAAAAATCATCATAATGGAATTTAAAGCCGTTTTCCATATCATGAACTTTAAATTTAAAAGATGCGTCATTAGTATGAAATTTTAACCTGAATCGAATATCATTAGACCTAAATTGCACATCAGATCACTCCATCTTTTAAGATCTTATCAACATATATTTTAATGATATCTGATGCGATAGCTTCACCATCTCTTGTAATTCCTCTCACCTGTGCTTCTGCCTGTAGATTCTCTTTTAATTTAAGAGTTTCTTCCTGTGTAAGGTGTATTTTTATCTGTCTTCCTTCAAGCCCTTCACATTCAATTTTTTTATTGAGCATAATTCGCTCATTTTGAGCAATCGTGAAATAAGCGTAAGAAAGTGTAGATATATCAAAAGGAAACTCACATGTTATTGTTGGTGATGTACCTCTAATCATATGCATCACCTCCTATCTGAGCATCATGTGACTACCTGAAAGCCATGTTCCTTTAGGAACAGTGCAAGTCTTCATAGAGAATACACAGAAACCATTCTTGGTTCTGGAATATTTAAACCAGATTGGATAATCTGGACTAACAGAAATATCAAACATGAAAGCTGTATGTGTTTTAAGAACATTTTTCATTGTAGAATCGTTTCCGAATTTTTCTCCATCAACTGCGGCCGTCATATGCCAGTCATTTGATAGATTTCCATACCAGTAGAATTCCACGATGGTATCATTCCATTTAGCCTCTAACGTAATACCATTCTTGACATCGAGAACATCATGCCCATAGAATTTTGTTCCGCTTTCTTGTGTATTTACCTTATTAATAAGCTCTTTCACACTCATGTATTCCTGACATTTACGCTCAACAGATGTGATATTTAAGCCATCTAGATGCACAGCATATAATACTAAGTCTCTTGTGCCTGTACCGCTGTATATGTCGGTCTGATTGTATGATGGTTCTGCTCCACCTGCTGACCCTTTAATAACTGTAAGAGTATGAGTCTCTTTTGTGCCTGTGGTTGTAAATCTTGCTACAATCAAGTCAGTTCTCTTCACTCCACTTGTACCATTTTCAATGCGTACCGTTTCGCTCCCAACGATTCTCATAAAACGGCCATAGTTGCACAGGATGCCGTCATTAATCTTGATTTCATTGTTGGAAACAATTTCAGCCGTCATTCTGCTTCCTGCGTGTAAAATGCCCTGAAAGTCATATAACGCTAGATACATATAGCCATGTAGTTCGGCACTGACTTCAGCATCTGTAATATTAATGTTCTTTATCACTTCGCATCACCTACCTTATAAGAAATTGAAAGATCATCATCACTAATCTTGATTATTTTTTGAGTTATCGGCTCCTTGAACGATATGCCTGTAATATTTTCTTTTGCTCCGACAATGTCAAAGAGTTCTGCATCATCAGCGTCAAAAGAGATTTCCAGCGTATCGCTCTCGTTTGCTTCTGCTACCTTCTCGGTCGCATTCTTGATTAATTCATCACGTTTTTCAACATTTACATCCTCATGTTTGTATGTCTTCCTGTTGAGCCCTGCATAAGTCTCATTGGATTCTGACCATGATCCATCAGACTGTAGATACAAGTTAATTCTTAATCTATTCAGGAGTTCACCTTTTCCCAGACATAAAATATGATTATATGGCTTAGATTCGGTCTTTACTGTCATATCTATCTGATAGTCATTGTCATACTGTAGCGTGTTGCTTAAATCGTTGATTTTTTCGGCATATAGATGGATTTTCCCATCAACACGATGCCTAATGCACAATCTCGCATTACTAGCGCCTAGAGTTTTCTCCAAAGCTTGCAAGAGATTGATGTCACGTACATCATATTTAACATTGATATTACTAGCACCCACATTATCGACTGTATAGAGACCATCGAACCTGTCACCAATAATAGTATCGATACATGTGTTAGCTTCACCATTTAAAGTTAAATACGCGCTTCCTGCTGGAGGCTGTACATATTCCTTTTCCAGTAATCCTCTAAAAGTTACTCCAATCATAGTGATGGTATTGTCTGATGTATTAATCTTTAATCGTTGGATTACTCCACCAATTTCTGTATTCTCTTTGTAAAAAAGAGACCCAATCGTAAATAATGGGTCTCTATCTTCTAGTGACAAAGTTAATTCAAAATCATTCTTAGATACATCATACTTTCCTATCTCAATGTCAGCGTTGAAATGAGTGAGGTATCCTAGTTCGTTATAGTTAGCATCTGTATAGATATATTCTAATCCCACCTAGGCTCACCTCTTCTTTCAATCAAGACTATGTCAACTTTTTCAACTCCAACTGTAGTTATGTCAAATGAGCCTTGAGGTATCTTCTTAAAAGCATCATATGACTTGTTACGTGCATTAAATATATTGGACTGCACACCATTAGAAGAATACTTTGTAATAGTCCTCTTGAACGTGTCAATCTCTGCATATTCTTCAGCATTCAAGGTCACATATAACTGATAAGTGTTATCACTGATATTGACAATAGGATTCGTACATCTTCCATATATTCGCATAATCATGTCCGTATCAGTAAATGAATCATTTACAACATTTACTGCTTTTGGGACTGAATACGTAAAAGGATACGTGAAAGGATATTTAGTGACTGTTCTCGAACTGCTGGAAGTGAAGTCAGCGGTGTAGGTTGTCTCTTTAATCCAATAAGAGTCGTCTGTAGTGATTTCAACACTTAAGTATAAAAGCCTTTTATCAATTAGATATTTGCTTTTAGTGGACTTGATTGCATAGCAATAATATTTATAACCATTGATTTCAAAATATCCTTTTTCTTTTTTAAGTATGTCTATTTCAAAATGCTCATAAAATTGGTTTTTAATCTCACTGGCTTTCTGCTGATCAACAAGAAAAACAAAAGGAATTGTCTTAGTAACAACCCCTTTATAAAATCCTGTAATCCTATTGTTATTCGTTTTAACGCTCCACTCAAAATCACGTAAATCACTATAATTCGCAAAGATACCAAGAGAAGTAAAGTCTAGTGTTTCATTGTTTGAATTTGTATGTTTAATTTTATCCAGCATATTTTCTCACTATCCTTCCTACTTCTCTGCCATCTAACATAACAACGAAAGAGCCGTCATTTAGCGCTTTTACGATAATATCATGCATTCTGTCCTCATCACTTAATAAAGCAATAATTCTATGCAATGCTTCTAGGATTTCATCAGCCCTATTGTTAGATGCCTGATTAATCATCTTCATCAGTGTATCTCTACCAGCCACTACTTCAGCGCCTGCCTCTCCAGCACCGAGCATCTGACCGTTTGACATTCCAAAAATAGTCGGAGCATCCAAGATCATTGGGTTATCCATCGCTTGTGCATACCATTTAACGCCTAGTGATGGGATTTTACCCTTTAATAAATCCCCAACGTTCCAGCCGTTAGGTTTGATATTAAAATGAGGTAACGGAATATGAGGCCATGAGATTTTAAAATTAAAGAATCCTTTAATCTTATTGATAATAGCTTTCACAAAATTAGCAGCAGTGCTCATTGGTGACATGATGGCACTCTTGATACCATTCCAGACACTTGAGGCATGTGACTTGATAAAATTAAACCCAACTCTAACACCGTTCTGCAGTTCTCCTATAATCGCCAATACTTTAGTCTTAGCGCTAAAAATAGGACTTTGAATTACATTCTTGATGTTGTTGAAAATGTTTGATACGTGGCTTTTTAGACTGTTAAATAGGTTCTTTGCCGTGTTGACAAGCGAGCCACCCATACCACTGATACCTTTAGCGATTCCACTGATAAGGCCTTTTCCTAAGTTCCACCAATTTATTGCATTCCATACTGCAAAAATGGCATAGATAATTTTAGGGATATTCGCGATTAATGAAGGAATTGCCATTACTAATCCTTTAATGATTTCCGCAATAATCTTAATTCCCCACACAAAAATAGTCTGAGCACTGTTAGAGAATGCATTTGCTAGATTTGCTATGATAGTAGGCACTTTAGATATTAAAGTAGGCAATGAACTCATTAATCCTTGAACTAAAGAAAAGATTAACTTCATTCCCATTCCCACAAGTACAGGAAGATAAGTCAAAATAGCCTGTGATAACTGAATTAGAATATCAAGAAATCTCGACAAGAACGAAGGCATATTTGAAGATATAGAACTTCCTAAACTGTCAATTATTTTCGCACCTATCTGAATAATAATAGGAAGACTATTTATAATAGCGTTAATAAGCGCCGTTATCATCTCTATTCCTTTTGCAGCTATTGAAGGCTTCCCGCTGTCAATAGATTTTAGGAAACCATCTACTATATTCGCATTTCCTTTCAAGAATTGAGGAATCTTATTGAATATATCTGTTAATTCTGAAAAAATCGGTTCCAATATTCCTGGGAGCGCACCGATTAGCCCAGCCACTAAATTGATAGCTGCAAGGATTAATGATGGTGCTAAATCAATAATCGTATTCATCAACTGTGGAGTTATCTGTATTAGTGCATTAGGTAGTGCATTAAATACTTCCTTGATTTTTGGAGTCACGTTTTTAGCGAGAGTTCCCAAACTATTAGTAAATTCACTAATAAGCGGTCCGACTGCCTGTTTAGGGTCTGCTAGACCTGTTAAAAGGTTATCCCATGACGCTTTAGTCATCTTCATCGCGCCGTCGATGGTTTTCATCGCTTCTTCGCCAGTAGTACCAGTTATTCCGAGTTTGCCTTGAATAGCGTTAATTGCTTTGTATACATCACTTAAATTATTAATATCATAATGTATACCTGTCAGTTTTTCAGCGTCCTGTAAAAGTCGCTCCATTTCCGACTTAGTACCGCCGTAGCCAAGTTTCAAGTTATCGAGCATTGTGTAGTTCTGCTTTGAGAACCCCTGATAAGCGTTTTGGATATCTTCCATGTTGGTACCCATCTTATTCGCATTATCAGCCATATCAATAACAGCCATATTAGCAACCTTAGCCGCTTCTGTCTCATTGGCTGTTGATTGCTTTAATGCTGCAGCAAAAGAAGTAATAGTGTTCATATAATCATTCGCACTCATTCCAGCTGTCTTATATGCAATTTTCGCATTATTCATGACTTCTGTCTGCGCCTGTATTAACTGATCATATTTTCCTTTCGCTTGTCCGACAGTCTCGCCGATTGATTTAGCGTACTTCTTTAGGCTCATGCCCTGAGCACCGAATAAGGTTTCGACACCACCAGCTAACTGCTCATATTCAGAGTAAGAAGATACAGCGAACTTTGTGATAGTCCCTATTGCAGCACCCGCTGCAGCAACTCCCTTGACCGCTAGCTTCCCAACTTTAGAAGCAATCTCACCTGTCTTGTTTACAGCTTTTTCAATCTTGCTAGATTCTTCTTTTGCTGTGTTAGTAGTGTCTTTTAAATCTTTCTTTGTCTTATCGACGCCTTTTAGACCGACAATACCAAAGAGTTTAAATAATTCTAACATTTATTTCCCCCTCTCTTTTTCTTAAAGATTAGGATTAAAATTGTTAAGAATTTCATAGGAGTCATTTATAGTTGTTTCCATCTCTTCGTCTGTCATTGTTTCAGATGTTTCAATTCCTGTGTTTTTCTTCCACTTAGCCATCATTTCATTTTTAAAGTCAGCAAATGACTTGTCATAAATTTTTGATTTCCAAATGTCGTATAACTTCTCGTCTGACACATTGTCAGCAAGTTCAGAAATGAACTCTGAAAAATTAGAAAAAGAGATCATGTTATCAATCAACTCCATGGGGTTGGAATATCTCTTGTAAACCAAATCCATGAAGCCGACTTCTCCTATTTCAGCAATCCAGAAACAACCTTGTAAAAATCTTTGAATTCATCTTTTTGAAAGATTTCAATAATCATCTGTGCAAGTTCTGCAAGTGATAAGCATTCAACCTGTTTTCTATTTAGATTGCTTACAGCTGACAAGAATTCAAAAACCTCATTTTCGCACTTTCCGATGTTTTCAAAAATAACTGCACAACATGAAAGAATAATATTAAAGCCAACTTTTTCAGTTAGTTCCTCTTTTGATAGTCCTTCCTTATTTTCTGCTAGTTTAGCAATCTCATTTGCATTAAAGCATTTCTTGAATTCCATGATGCCAAACTTATTGATTAGTTTAATGATTAAAAATGCATCTGTTGCTTTTAATTTTCTTAATTTGTATTCCATAAATAACTCCTCTCAATTCTTATTTTAGTTATGCAGCTACGGCGCTAGGGTAATAGATGTGATAAGGTAGTACATTCTTATCAGCCTGTTCTAATTCTGCATAGCATTCAAATTCTGCTTCAGGTACTACCATCTTTTTATTTTCGCCTTCAACGGAAAGTCCTGATGTACATAAAGCCTTATCAAAAATAACAATGATTGGAGTTCCATCAATCTTCTTTCCGACATACGCTAGATGTTCATAATAGTCACCTGTCTCAATCTGTGGCTTAGACACTAATTCTGTATATCCTGTTGCCGTGCTGTTTTCCGCTTCTTTAGCAAAGATAGACTTTTTAATAAAATCAGGAGTGATTTCTGCCATTTTAAATTTCATCTTGGCGCTTTCTCCGACTTTTAGAGTGCCACCAACGAATTTGACTGTTGCTCCATCAATATCTAAGTCTAATAATTCAGGGGAAAAACTTACTGAACCACCGCCTGATGTAGCACAAAATAATGATTCTACAAAGTTCCATTTACCACCTTCGTATTTCAAGCCTTTGTGAATAGTTCCAGCACCTAGCATAATGTTTTCAGGTGTTTTGGCTGTAATCCCACTTGAAGGAATGATTTCATTTGCCATATTTTTATACCTCCCATTCCTGAATAGTTAAATTAATCTGTATTTTCTGCAATTCTATATCGTCTACACGAATCGGCATTGAATAGTCATAATGTACGGCTATGCCTGTTCCGTTTGATAAGATGGCTCTCTTATCCTTGAGAGCCTTTTTAATAATTTCCTTTTGCTTTTCTAGTTCTAAGTAACTGCCTCTTGTGACACCTGTAAGAATAAAAGTGGTTCCTTGGTAATTGGTCTCTGCACTGTATTCATTTTCTAAGTACTCGCCAACCCAATAAGGATATTCAACCTTATCAGTCTTGTAATAAAGAAAATGATAGTTCACAAGTGGTTTTAATGTCTTAGAAATAAATTTTAAGCCTTCTGGTGTCATTTTCCAATATCTCCAAAGATTTCCTCGGCTCTTGCTTGAATCTTTTTCTTAGATGTGTTTTTAGCCTTTTCAAGCGCTCTTGATGGCGCTTTCCCTGTAGTAGTAACCCATCCGTATTTAGGATGCTTATACTTCCACTTAGTTTTTCTACCATTGCCTTTAAGAGCGTACTCACCTGTGCCGAATTCTTCCCATATAGCATTCTCTTCTGCTGATCCAACAATCCCAATCATATTGTCAGCATCTACCACGTGCTCCCACGAGTTTTTTAACTGACCAGTGTCCACTCTGGTGTTTCTTTTAACTTGTGACTCAAGTTCCCCACTTGCTTCTTCCAAGAATTTTAAAGCTGCATTCTCAATTTCATCGATTATAAACATTGAGTTATCTTCAAACTGTACGCTCATCTTGTGCTCCTTTGTACTGTAGATATATCTCTAAGTGTTGATGTAAATTCATCGGATCATCAATGAGAGTTACATCATAGACTTCACCATTTACAATCAGTCTTGAGTTATCAGCCTTATATCCTTTCAAGTCCTTATAATCACAGACGTAGATATGAGTTGATTCCTGTACCTTTGCGTTAAAGTTAGTGTAATGGCTATCACCACTTGATAAATCTAAGAAGCCAAACAAAGAGATTGATTCCGCATAATCTTCAATGGGCTCACCAATATCATTAAATGAATAGACGCACTTTTGAAGAACTGCTGTAATATTTCCACCTATCATGCTCAGAATCTCGCTTTCATATAAGGCTTTAGAAAGCCTGTGAGAGACTTTGGATACCCAAGAGAGGAATTATCCCCATCCATATTAAAGTAGGTCACAGAGTGTCTAGAAATCGTTTCTGACTGTACTCCGACCTTGCTTCTATTCTCTTTATCCCATTTCATGAGGTTGATAACACCCATTTTAATGTCGGCAGGATATTCAACTTTAGTACATAAGACGTAATTCTCATTGTTGACTGGCTTATCAACTGCAAAGTCACGCTCATTTGCTTCTGTAATAGTATATAAAGCATCATTAAAAGACGAATTAGATACCTGTACAGTGTCACCAACCTTAAAATATTGAGGGCCATTAAAAGAAAAACGACCGTCTTTTATATTGGCGGTCGTTCTAAAATTGCGCATTTGGAAATTATTATTAGTGTATTTTCTAATCATCAATTCTAAGGCTTCTAATTTCATCTTGATGATTCCATCAGAGTCATCTGTATCGTTCAAAAGCCTGAACTCTTCAATTGTCATGATCATAGAAAATCACCTCTTTTCTTATTTTTTGAATTTAGCCAGTAAAACCTTTGCTTCATTTGTTACTGCAACTCCATAATATTTAGTAGCAGTAATGTCGTGTTTCTGCTTTTTTGGGAACCATTCATGATCCACCTGAGTATCTTTCTTTAAGAAAATTGTTAATGCTGGTAGCTCTTCTTCTGTGTATTCAGTTTCTGCTGAGTCAGGTTCCATTTTTAATAAAAGATCTAAATAATACTTATCTTTCGCATCAAGTGCTTTTACTTTATCGCCGATCTTCAGAACATCTTTACAACCTTTTTGTACAGTCTTTAAGTGCTTTGCGGTTGCTGACTCTGCTGTTCCATCTTCTACAATAGTAATTGTTCCATCATCTGCTTTTTCATATTCAATATACTTAATTTTTTTAGACTTCTTGACCCAGCAATCTCCAATTTTTCCGACAGCGCCTTTTACTAACACAGACTGGCCGAATTTATCCGCTGACTTAAAATCTTCATCTTTCATTAAAGTTGAATGCTGTAAAGGATGAATAAATAATACTTTTTCAATACCGTCTTCTTCATCTTCGAAGATGGCGTCCGCATCTACAATGCCATTGTATGAGATAGCCGCTAATGTTGCAGGATTATAGATATTCTTAGTAGTATATCCTGCATCAACTAAGTCATTATCAACTTTGCCCATGATTGCTTTCGCTAACTGTGTTTCGGCCTGACCAATTGGATTTCCTAATCCGGAATTAATGACTGTCTGTAAAATTCCGACTGATTTAGCAGCACATTTAATTGTGAATGTATTGCTAGTGGCTGATAAATTTGTTGTCTTGATTTCGCTATCTGTTTTTGATGCTTCTTCAACATCAAAGTCTTCTGCATCTCCAATATACTTCCATGATGGTACTGTCTTTGTATCGCCTGCTGTTCCTTCTAAAGTAGTATCAACTTTCGCATAAGGTGTTAATTTAGCTAATGCATCAATTTTTGCTTCAATCATATCTCCCATAACTTGAGGATTGATTACATCTTTCATTGTTGTAACTGTTGGCATTTTTTTATCTCCTTTTATTTTTTTATTTTGTGTTCATTGCTTCTTGATATGCTTCAGGTTCTTCGTTGAAGACTTTCAATCTTTCAGAGTAAGGCATTTTTAAAATGTCTTTTCTAGTATATGAACCATCATTTTTTCCATGATCTAACTGCCCATTACCAACTCTTTGATAACCGTCTCCATTATCATTTGAAGCATTTTCAAACATATTTGGGAACTGTGTCTTTAATGCTGATACAGTATTTTCCCATCCTTTGATATTTTCATTTTCATCAAGTTCTAAGTTTTCTCCCTTTTCTTTCAATTTTTCATTTAATTTATAAGTTAAATAATCAACATCAACTGCCTTTTCAGACATTAAAGCAACTTTTACTGCACTCTTTAATTTTGCTTCTTCTAACTGTTTCTGCAGATTTTTAACAGCTGTTTCATAATCGCTAATTTTGGTCTGCATTGCTTTATCATTTTTGCCTGTTTTTTTGAGGTCTTCGATAAGATTATTAGCATTTAATAATTCTGTCCCTCTTGAATCAAATTCTTTTTGTAGTGCATCATATTTACCTTTTCCAACGTACTCACCGCTTGCAAGATTCCCAATTTTGACTTGTTTATCTTTGTTGGCTTCATTACCGTTATATTCATTAATTGCTTTGAAAACCTGTTCAAAAAGTGTTTCACCTAAAATCTCTTTTAAAAAATCCATATCAATACTCCTATTACTTACTCTGTTTTTATATCTGGTGTCTGCCAGTGTAAGTCCGCCTTTTTAACATCATGCTGGATGAATTTTCAAACCTTTTAAATGCCATGCTCAGGGCAAAATAAAAAGAGCCTATGTCTAGCCTCTGTTTCTATTTCTGTTTAATACATTGTTTTTATTCTTGTATTGCGGTGGATCATGAGAAAGTTCTACTGTTTCATAGAACTCATGACCGCATATCATGCACTCATAGTGCGTTTTTCTAATTGCACATCCTCTGTTTTTATCAAAGTATCTTTTTGATTCTACTTCAAAATAACAGTGTCTGTGCGGTCGCAGTCCTTCAGACATTAAATACCTCCTTTCAGGGTAAAATAAAAACGGCTTGTTATAAACCGTTTTTATTATGAAATCTTACATTTTAAACATCTCTGATATCTCTTCTGTTGGCTGCTCTAAATTATGCTCTTGTAAATACTTTGTCAGACCACGCAAATCATATAGCGGTTCTTCTTCACCATCTTCTGTACCCACAACATATACACCTTCAAATCCATCTTCTTCTGTTGGGTCCGGTATTGGTTCAAATTTACTTTTCATCATTCATCCCTCCAATTATATTTTGCTAATAACTCTTTTGCTACTGCGGTATCTAAGTAAAAATTATAACCGCTTATAAATTTTGCGCCTAATTTACAAATATAATATTCTAGCAACTTCCTGTTTGCAGCTTGGGCTTGGACATAGCCGTCATAGCCCTCATCAAATGAAATCTTTGCTGCAATAGCAAATAAATGGGCACCAATTCCTTTATACTCTTTATTTTTCGCTAAATTGCCATTACTTTTAGGGTTGGCAACTATCCAATGAATCTTTACAGCAAAATTCTCAGACACAGGCTTATATGCTATAAGCCCTTGTATTTCCTCGTTACCTTCTGCAAATATAGCTTTTATGGTCTGATCATGTGGAACCTTAGACCAATCAATATACCATCCACTCGACTTATTATATCCTTTTAGTTCACTTCGTTTCATTTCTTTCACAGTAGTTTTGACCACTCTGCCTGTTTTGCATTCAATAAGACAAGGTGCAAACCCATCTATCTCTATGCTTATATTACCATCATCCTTCGAACCTTTCAATCTGTTCGCTGTCATCAAGTATTTTTCTCTAAAGTCTCGAAAATCATCGCTCTTATCAAGCCCATAATACTCGGCTCTTTCTTTCAGTGTCTTGAGTTCATCAGCATCTAAAGCCCACCTAGCACGTTGAAGGAGTGCACATCTACAGTTTACATCCTGTGAAGCAATCCCAAAGCCACCAGGATACATAACCTCCATGTCATCAACTACAAAAGGCTCGTCTATTTCTGCAAGCTTCCCATCAAGAAGTCTGTGCATTGGTCTAGTTCTTCCGTCAAGTGTAGCATCCCACTGCTTGACTACTTCACAGCCTTTAGCCTTTGCTGCATGCTGTGCGTCATTGGCACTAAGAACCTGGATTCTATGTCCTTCAGTTCTTGCAATCCTCATTGCTTTATTAAAACCAATATTAGACGCTCCATCTATGTTTCTAGCAATATGCGCATATGATGAGGATGTGGCTATGCCTCTTGAGATATGCTTTGCAATCTGTTTTTTGAGAACTCCAACATCAATACCCATTCTAGTATACAGTGGTACGCTTAACTTGGTGTTTAAGGTCATAGCCCTTGCAACTTGCTTCTCATTGATAGGAGTGATTAATGGAATGCCTTGCCCCTGGATATCGTACATAGTTCCGATATATCCTGTGTAATAGGAATCTGTTAGATATCTTGTAATACTGTCATAAGAATCAATGTTTAAATTTCCAATCAGTTCATCTAACTGCTTTTTGAGATTTTCTTGAAACTTCTTCTGATATATCTGAGATTGAAGCAATGATTTCTGCTTATCATCTAATTCATCATAAACAGAAAGAAGTAAATCAATCTTACCGTTTGAAATCCTTATCTTCTGTTCTACTTCTTTGGCTGCATCTTCATATATCTTTTTTAATTCCTTCAGAAGCTTCTTCTCTTCTCGCAGTTTGGCTTTTTCAACTTCTAGCTGTCGCTTATTCATCTGGCACCGTCTTGTTTAACGTATCGGTCACATCATCTACTTGCTCATACGCTTCTTTTGGCTTTGGGAGTTTATCTTTGATTTCTTCATAATCAATGTCCAAATAAGCACATATTTCTTTAATAATTGTTTCACTAGGAAGATAGTCAAAAAGAGTGATCATGATGTTAATAAAAGTCTCCTTAGCTTGTGCTTCAATCAATTTAGTTTGTGCTAGTTCCTGCTCATTAGACATAATCTTATGAATAAACTTAAAGTATACCTGTTTAGATTGATAATCTGTTCCCTCACGTTCGTTGATATCTTTTAAAACTGCTTTGAGGATTTTTCGCATAAACTGCTTTAATTTAATTTCTAACTTAGAACATTTTAAATCTAGCAATGAATAAAGAGCCTTAATTGCTATATTCGTGGTTGCATTCGTGTCTTTTAATCCAGACGAGTTCAGCCCCATACCAAACCTATAGATATTCTTTTCATCAAGATCCAATTTTGCCTGTCTTGCTTGGAAAGGAATATCAATAGTCTTGATTTCAACGTTTCCACCCTCACCAATACCAATCATTTTTTTAGTTTTTATATTCTGCTGCAGTTCTTCCAAGTTATCCCCTTCAAAACCACTGACAGCATATAAAGGATGGTCGAAATCAATTAAATTGTTAGAAAGGCTGGATGCCATCAAATCATAATCATCTATCAAGTCTTTAATGATATAAAGACCGCTTCTTTGGTCTTCATTATTATCCAACCTGAAGAATGGAATGTATCCAAAACTTTTCCCATAGATATTGTTATCACTCTTCTTTTTATAGAGTGCGTGGTATCTTGGATTGATAGACTCTCCAGGATCTAAAATGATTTTCCCATCATCTTCCTGAACGTAATACGTTACATCATTAGCACTCCATACTTGAATTTTCTTTATTTTCTTATCTTCTTTAACAATCTTATCAATGTACCAATAGATAACATATGAACATCCGTCATCTGTATCTTTATCTCTTACTTCTACAATTCCCAACGAATCAGCACACATGAAAGATAATTCATCATCTTCGTTCCTGTATGCGTACATGTATTCGAATCCTTTTGAAACACATCCTGTCAGAAGCTTGTGTATTTCAGCGATGAAATTCTCGTTATAGTTGAAATAATCATCTAATTTATTTTGGAGTTCGGGGTCATCAGATTTAACAAAGCCCTCGTCATTAGATAGCATATACTGTACTTCTTGATCTACTAATTCATGAAAGAATGTATGCGCTATTTTCGTGTTGCTTCTAGTGGTATCCTCGACAAGGTTTCCGTCTGAATCATAATAGAACATTCTGTAATGTTTAATATCATGATTTGCTTTATAGTAATCTCTTCCTTTTCGTGCATTTCTTTTAATCTTTGAACCCTTGTCCAAATTTATAAAAAAATTAATTTCTTCAGTTGTCAGCATGCACTCACCCCTTTCTTTAGATTAGCCAATCTGGTTTAGTAATGTATCTTTCTAATGCATATCGCATTGCATCCATCAGATGGTTAAAGTCATCAATAGGAACATTTAAACGTGTTCCAAATTTATCAGTATCCCACGTGTAATTAGATATTTCAGTGATGAAATTCACACAGCGAGGATGAATAATGATTTCTAAATCCTGTATCCATTGAATGCCGTTATTGATACTGTCTTTTCCTTTTTTAGCGCCTTCAATACGTTTTAAGCCATACCCTTTCAATTCTGCTATAGATTTAGGCTCTGCAGAGTCTGCAGTTATCTTTTCTTTTCTGTATCCTAAATCTATTATCCTGTCGGCTATTGCTCTGTTTGTGAGGCCTTTTTCATAGAATTCATCATATACATATAACTTCTTATTTTCTAAGTCTAAAAAAGCCAAGAAAAAAGCCGTTGGGTCATTTGTGTAACCAAAGTCTAGCCCTACAGCCATTTTCAATTTATCTTTAATTATTCCAACCTTGCCATCGCGTGCCTCTCTTGCAGTGATCATAGTAAAATCTTCTTCTCTCCAATTCTCATAAATAAGACCTTCAACAATACCCCAATTCCCTAATCCTGCCACTTGATAACGACGAGGATTGTTAACTTTCATTCTTTCAAATAAACGTTTATCAGAAGCATCAAGCCACTCGTTGCATAAATAATTAGTAGTCAATGCTAGTATGTCGTCATCTTTAGTATCAAAAAACCTTTTCTTTAGCCAATGACGCTCATTCCATGGGTTAAAAGTAATTGTTATCTGCTTAAAGAGTGGTGCTGGAGTTGCACCTCTTATTGATTCGTCCAAAGTGTCGAAATCGGTCTCTTTCATTACTTCGTACGCTTCTTCAATCCACATCCAGCATAAATAACCTCTATCAACCGCAATAGATGTAATCTTAAAAGCATCGTCAAGACCACGAAAATAGATTTTTTGTCCTGTAGGCATGTACGTAGCCTCTAGAGGAGACAAAGTGAAATTCCAATACTTATCAACTCCAAGCCTGTGACATGCCCATTTTAAATCTGCATAGCAAGAGTCTTTTAATGTCCTTCCTACTTTTCTAATTACTAATAGATTGGAATCAGGATATTTCATCAAGTTATATATGTACCATAAAGCAGTGGTTTTTGATTTCTTAGAACCTCGCGACCCTTTGCAGACTCTATATCTGCCTTTATAATGCCAAAAATCCTTGTACCCTTTTCCGATTATGTCAGGAAGATATAAGCCATTTAATTCATTATTCAAGGTCATCCTCTCCATAGAAAACGACAGGAACGCTCATTTCAACATTCATGTTATTGTCCGGCTTTTGTCCGATGGTATCACGTACATATTCGGCAGCTCGAACATCTCCTTTAGCAGCTTTATTTAGCATAGATATGGCAATAGCCTCCTGCATAGTGATGTTTTTTCCTTTGATTGCTGCAATGCTCTTAATACGTTCAATATCGGCTTTCTTTCCATTTCTAAGAGGCATAGACAATAATTGTTCTAGGGTTTCTTTAATGGCTCTCTTTTCTCTTTTCGCTTTGCCTGATGCTATTCCACCTTTTCGGCCGTTCTCTCTTCTTTCTTCTGGTGTCATGTTTGCAAACTCATTTTTTGCCATTATCATCACCCCTCTCATTAAACGTTACATTGCATTCCAATATAAACTATGTTTTGAATACCCATAATCAACAGGTGACAATTTAAGAGAAATGCGGAGCAGAAATATTCAGAATATATACTATCTGTCTATGACTGATAGGAAATGATTTCTGCAGGTATTTCTTGATT